ATACCTGTTTGTGTTCTACCTATATTAGCTAAATTCTGTGCCGCTAGTTGACCTCTACGTTGTTGATTTTCAAAAGCTTGAGAAGCTTGTTGTTGTGCTTGACCATAGCCACTAGAAAGTAAACCCGCTAGACCTTGACCCAACTGTCTATTAAAACCTGTTGCAGCTTCTGCTTCTACAACACCTTGACGATCACCGCCAAAAGCATTTGCAGCAACTGCTTGTGCATCTCTACCTTGTCTTTGAATGTTGAACTGACGATTCATTTCTTTTGTGTATTCGTCAATCACATTCTGTTGGTAAGGATTCATAAATTGTGATGTTGTTGAAGGATCGAATTGCCCAGTAGATGCTTGAGTTTGAGCAGCCGCATTTGCTGCGGTCATAGATGCTTGTCCTAAAGAACCTACACCCATATTCATATAATCAGGTCTGTTTGCGATAGAACTTCTTGCAGTATCTAAGGCTTGTTGTTCAGCACCTGATATACCTTGTACAGTTTGATTAGGTAAAGGAGGAAGATTGGTAACAAGGTCTTGACCTGATTTTAACAGATCACCGTAATATTGTGCTCTTAATTCTTCTAATGTTGCCATTATGCCATCCCCACTCTTTCTCTGTACTGTTTTGGTCTCTCTGAATCAGAGTCCACTGAATTCATCATATCATATAAATTGTCAACGCCTATTTTTTTTGTAGCCTCAGCGGTCATTACAAACTCACCAGGACTTAGCATTACATCAATTTTATCTTCTTTGGGACCACCAGGTCCAGTAAATAATCCGTTAGGCTCTCCCATAGTAGAACCATATGAAACTTGTTTCATTCCATTAGTAGGATCATATCCACCTGCTGCAAAACCTGTTATACCACCTGTTGCTTGATACTGACTTTGTGCTAGCTTGTCTTGATAATTCTGTAAGTCGAGTCCCGATATTGCAGTGGGATCTAATTGTTGTTCGTTTGCATCATCCAGTGCTGCGGCAAGGAAAGGCACTCCTAATTGTGCAGCGTTAATTAAAAATTCAGGAGTAGTTACAGATTCACCAAGTCTGCCTAAAAATGTTTCAGGAGCGTTTTTAGCTGCTTCCTCTGCAGCGCTAGCACCTCTAGCTGCAAGATTTTTTTTCTGTAATTCCGAAAACTTGCTAGTGTTTGCTGTGTCTCCTAAAGCGTCTCGAGTGGGTGTACTAAAAGTGTCCATCATTCCCTCTCTAAAAGTTTTATCAGGACCAGAAGTCACTCCACCTAATAATGCTGAAATACCAACGTTACGTAAAACATTTTCTGGTTTATCACCAGCTAATAAACCAATACCTCCTTGAAGGACAGCAGGGTTACTAAAGATAGCTGGTAGCTTTGACATAAAACCCGCACCTGGTAAGAAAGCACCTATACCCATTTGAACTAAAGGATTCTTGAGTGCTTTTTTAGCTGCTTTAAAAAGGTTTTTTAACATGTTTACTCGCTCTTATTAGTAGCTCCCATACCTAGTCTGGGTGCAAAAATTGTTACATCTCTTTGTATATCTTCTTCTGTGGTACTTGTACCGGGGTCGGCAATATCGTTGGAAGCTTCTTCTTCGGTGTTATAGACAGCTCCTGTGGTCTTGTGTGTTAAAACTGTTTCCGTCTTGCAACTGTATATAGGCACTTGTTGCCCATCTATTTCTTTGTGTCCTATAATTTTTGGTTCTTCTACGATTTTTGTCATCTTACTCTCTATTTGTACTATTGTTGTTGTTTAATTTCAAGCAAGGAAACACTAACCATAGCCTTGCTTGCAGCGTTAGCTGTGACCTTTAACTTGTCTCCACTTTGAAAGACCTTTACGTCTTGTCTTGTAGTAGTATCTGTAGCGGATACGTCCATTTCATCCACCTCAAAATCAGCAGTTCCATTGTTATGTGTTATGGTTACAGTTACTGTATCTGAAGCATGATAATTGTGTACCGATAAGGATTTTACCACAAAAGTAGTCACTGGGACAGGTGGACTTGCAGCCACATCAGCAGTCGGCACTGTAAATACAGTTGTCAAACCTGTAGTAGTAACATTACTTATAAATCTTTTAAATACGTCTGCCATTACCCAAAGAAAAACGCCCTTCTCGTTTGCTCATCTGCATTGTCTTGTTGATAGGATGAGTTCAATTGTAAAATAATTTGTTCTAGTTGTCTGACTAATTCAGCAAAAGCTCTTGAGTCATACTGGTCAGGTGGATCGGGAAATCTGGTTTGAGGTATCTTTGCCATTATCTTTGTCCGTCTGGATATATATCCATAACAAAGGTACCCATCTTATAGTTACCTCCTGCAACATTACTTTCTATTTTAAAGTTTGCTTGTCTACCACGACCTCTTAAATCTTTTTTTGTATCGGTTGTAGTTACAGTCAAAGCTGTTTGACTTACGACATTTCCATAAGGGTAGTTTTTAAAACTCCAAGTTACTCCTACATTACCTGCTTGATCTCTGAAGTCTGGAACAAATCTTGCTATACGCATTAATTGTTCTCCTCCTTCATCAATATTAAAATCACCAGACTGAATAAAAGATTGCATTGCTGCTCCGTCTGCATCAGTGCCTGACTCATGTGCATAGTATCTTGATACCCCATTTGACAAACCTATAACTGTTGGAGTTGCATTTGCTACACTATCTGTAAGATATTCTGTAGCTAGTGGATTGGAGAACACTCCTCTGTCTACCCAACTTGTCCTATTCAATGTACCAACAGCCCAGGATTGTTCCAAGTAATTATAAATAACACATTTGTTTATCTGAGGGCTTGTTATGTTATCAGGATTAGTTACATAAAACCAAATAATTTCTGCAAACTCTGTGTTGACACCTGCAAAGATTTGATCTGTTTGTGTTAAATCAATATTTTCAAAAACAAAATCATCTACAGTACAAGGTAGTTTTTTAACTGTGCCATCAAATACAAAGAAAGCATTCTGACCCATCCAATAAGATACGTCTCTCACAACCACTCCAGCATGTTGACCAAGCAGTCCACAGTTTCTACCTAATTGATTTAATCCAAAAGTAAAAGGAGGACCAATAAATTGCAAAGCATGTAATGAAGTATCTGTCCATACTAATATTTGACCACGTGCTTTATCTGCACCCACAATTGTAGAACCGTCTTGTATTCGCAAAGAGCCAGCAGTATTTTCTGCTGTTGGTTGATAGGTATTAATATCTTCTTGTGATGAGAATCTTAATAGTAAAGGATCTTGTGATCCTCCTGATCCTACAGTTTTTTCCGTACCAAATAAAATTAAGTGTCTATCAGGTGTTGAAACTAAAGAAAACTTACTTGCAGTTGGTGCGTTTGTTACAGCGCTGGCCTTACCTGTCAGACCATCGTTTGTGGGTGACCATTGAAAAGTAGAACCATCTAAAACAGTAGCTATCATTAGCTCACCAAAATTATCAATAGACCAATCTCTACCATCTAAAGTAACAGAGGAAGAAGATCTAGGTGTATTCCAAGTTTCGGTATTCCAAGTAGATGTTCCCCAACCATAACCAAAGGTTGATGAAGGAGGAGCTATGCTAATATCAAAAACAGCAGTTGCAGTTCCTGTTGTAACTGTTCCTGTTGTTTCATTGGCATCTTGCTGTATGACAAAAGCATTAGTGCTTGTCACTGATTTTACTTCAAAACTTCTATCAAAATTAGCAGCTGTAAAACTTGTTCCTGATAAACCTGTAGTGCCTGAAAATGTGACTATGTCTCCGACACTAGCTCCGTGTCCTGTTATGTTGACAGTTACATTGGGTGTACCGTTGGCCGTAGTAAAAATATTACTGACTGATGAATTTGTTTGTCTTGCAGGCGTTATGTCATAGAGTATATCGTTTGCGTAGATGTATAATTTTTTATCCGTACCTAACGCAGCAAGCCTTGTACCATCTAAAGAAACCCAGTGATGAGCATCTCTGACAACACCAATTAAAGTGCTATCAGTTGTCTTAGTCCAACCACCTATTTTTTCAGGTAGTCCATATCTAAATCTTATATTGTCACAATCAGTAAAACCGCCAGAAGCACCCAGATCACTTGTCTGTTTTTGTATCCCCGGTTTGAGTTGTATTTTTGTTAAGGTCATCTGCTACACTAAATATTGTTCCTACATGGCCTTTAAAGTGCATATTGCCTTGGTGCACTAAGGGAGCTGCCACATCTGCCCATATTTTACCACCTATCTTAGACCATAATCTACTAAAATAATAGTCTTCACTTAAATATCGTTCATCTTTGTCCCAGTCAATCTTTCCTACACCAAACAAATCATAGCAATTATCAGACTTGTAACCACCACCATTTATAATTTGATCTGATTTGTATTGTCGCTCAGGATAAGCCTTTTGCATTTTTAAAAACACATCTCTTTTAATCAACATCATACCTGTAGCGGCTTCCATTACCTCACAAAAACCTCCTATTAATTGTATTTTTTTAGGGTCCGCGAAGTTTAAGTTGTAACCCAGTGATCGGTAAGAAAGTTCTTCTTCTGTAATATCGGGTTTTTTCTTAACAGCGTCTATCACTTGATTCCAGTGAATACACTTTCTTGGATATATACCACAGGCAATATCCTTATTGGCTCTAATCAATCTTTCTATGTTTTCTGGTTGAAAGCCTATGTCTGCATCTATAAATAATAAGTGCGTTCCTACAAAGTTTTGATCATCTAAAAACATAGACGCGATTGTATTTCTTGCTCTAGTTATTAAAGACTCATTACCCATACTTTGTAGTTTCATGCCTACACCGTGGGCCGTGGTCCATGCTTGAAGACTCAATACACCATGTAATGTGTTCTCTCCTAGCATACCGCCATACATTGGCATACCTAAATATAATCTTATATCGTGATCTTTAAGATCTCCTTTTAACATATTTTACTCCATGTGTCGGTACTCGGTAGACAATGCTCTGACTTTACTCCCGCTTTCATTGTTAATAATACATCCGCAGATATACTTATTCTTGGTTTATCTGTTTTGTTTTCTTCCGTGTAGTGCAATAAGTTGCTTGGAAATATAATTAAGCCTCCTGTTTCAGAAGGATATTTTATAGAAGCAAAGTTTATGTCACTCCACTTTGTGTAGTAGTTGTTGTTAGGTGGTATATACATACCCGTCTTTTGCCATTGGTCTTCTTCAAAGTTTATATTACCTTGATCTTTTGCCTCCACATAATAAACCAAACTATAGTGACTAGCAGTATGCTTGTGACTTGCAATGTGTTGACCTTTCGCTGAAAAGGTCGCCCATGCTTTTGTTATGTGAACATCAAAAACACTCATGTCATAATGATGTTCATTAAAGAAAAACAAAACTTGTCTTCTTATTTCTTTGAATAGTTTTTCAAATTTATTATTAGTGTGTAGATTATCCGTAATGTCTTGAAGAGGAGTATTACTCTTGATGTCTGTTGTTTTTGCAAATTGAGAGTTTGTAGGTAAAACCTCCTTTGATATTAAAGGAATAATATCTTTGTTAATCTGTTCGTAATTTTCTAGTTTTGTAATAAAAATAGGGCTGCCAAACCACTTGTTAATTTCGTATTTCATTTCTTCCTTTCTTATTGAACTCTTAAAAATCTAAAAATAATTTCTCCTGCTCCACCTGTGCCACCACTTGTTTGTCCTTGTGCTCCACCACCACCTGCGCCAGAACCTCTCGTTCCATTGCCTCCCGCAGAAGAACTTGCTACGCCACCTGCCCCACCAGATATGTTTCCATTATAAGATGCGCCGCCTACACCACCTGTAATTTGACAGTTATCTCCACCACAATTACCAGGATTTGTTCCTGCAACACCATTACCAGAACTATTATAAGATCCTACAGGACCATCGTCCAATGAAGTTGCGGAGGGTATAGTTGCATTAGTACCATCGGATTCTTTAAAAGTACCAGAAGTAAGAATAGAAGCGGACACCGTGCTTGTGCCAGCAGTTGAAGGGTTATTTGATCTTAGAGGTCCTTGCACTCCACCACCCGTACCAGAACCACCAACACCTCCTGTTAATGAAAAGATAGAACCTGTAGAGCTTCCTGTTAGTGAAGTTGTTCCTCCATTACCTGCAGTTGCATTATAAGAACTACCACCTCCTGCAGAAGCAGAACCAGAACCACCGACAGTCAAAGTTAATGTTTCTCCTTGAGTAACAGAATATATTTGATCAGAGATATACCCACCAGAAGCACCACCTGCTCCCGCAGACTCTCCACCTGCTTTATCGTACTCTGCTCCAACAACACCACCTGATCCACCTCCAACTGCAGCTTGCACGTGTATAGCGTTAGCTCCGTCAGGAACTGTAACTGTAGTTGTTGATGTTTGTGTGGTGAAAGCTGTTGCAACAAAAGCTACATAGAACTTTTTCCAAGCCCCACTAACTTTTATATAGCCTTCTTGAATTTCTTTCCAAGCACCTGATACTTTAACGAAAGCTTCATTGACTTCTTTGTAAGCTCCACTTACTTTGATGTACCATTCGCTAGCCATTATGCGTCATGGATGAGATAAAAATCTCCGTTAGATCCAGTCCCGCTACTTGGTGCAGATGTGCTTGTTGTTGTGATTAAATTTCTAGCTGTAATGTTTCCTATATTGGATGCCGCTACTGTACTTGTTGCAGTTATAGTGCTTGTTACAGATAAAGCGCCAGTGACTGTAGCTCCTGCGGATGTTGTCTCAAACTTTTTTACATTGTCATGAAAGATATCGACACCATCATTGACATCCATTGTTAAGAATGTTTCTGTAGCAGAATCAGATCTTATAGTTATGTTGTCGCCTTGAATATTTAATTCGCCTGTGTTGTTTTCAATAATACTATCTGTACCATTGTGATAAATTTGTAAATCAGTGCCTGCGCCTACGTTAAGATAATTGTTATCACCAAGTGTTACATTACCTGTCATGGTAATAGCAGAAGCAGTGACTGTGCCCATTGCTGCAAATACATTATCTACATTAAAATTAGATGAACCATCACAATAAAGAAGAGCATGTCCACCTTGTGTGATTGCTGCTCCGTTGGCCGTGTGCCCTGTAGCGGCAACCGTGACTGTGTGACTACCTGAAGTATTGTTAAAGAATATATAATTGTTTTCTTTAGCTGGTATAAAGACAGTAATATTACCTGACAATGTTCCTGTCAGTTCAATAACTTTATTAGAAGACTCCGCAGTATCAGAAGCATTGGCCGTGGTCAGTGTTACATCAGAGTTACCTCCTACGGCTTTTGAGATATAACCTGCCGCAAAAGCATCTAATACCTCAAGGTTATTATTGGTTTTATCACCCCAAGTACCAGAGTTTTCACCTGATCCTTGTAGTTCTAGTTTGAGTCTATCTGAATATGTTGATGCCATAACTTAAATTATCACGGTTTTGTGGGCCATACAACTGCATTTACTTTATCTACAGTATCTAAGCCTGCCGTTATATCCCTTAAATCTTGTCTATATGTTTTCATAGCATCAGACATTGTATTATCTGATAAAGCTGACCAATCTGTCTTAGCTAATAAATTATTTCTTTTATTTCTTAAAACTTGCATAGATAAATCTAATTTCATTTGCTCTATACCATTTAAACATTCTTGTTCACTAGGTTTTAAGTATTGACTATCTAAAATAATTAAATTTGAATATGTTTTTTCTTTTTTATTAAAACCAAACCATTGACCAGCATGAAGATGAACTAAATATAACTCTAAATTTACTTCCATTATAAATCTCCCATTTTCATAAATGTAAAAGTTGTTGCATTAGAATTACTAGCACCAGCTAGTGTCGTATAATTGTTATGTTTAGTTCCTGTTCTAAATTTTACTTTATGAGTTGTAGTATTAGCTACTCTAAATAAACCTGTAGAATATGTAAAAGCAAACCAATCATCTCCTGATGAACTTCCAATATAACTGTAAGAATATGCTAAATTTGAATAACTAGAATTATCAGTTGTATATCTAATTAATAATCCATTGTGAGGATTAACTCCAGTCTGTGTCCACAACCAGTTACCTCTACAAGAAATTTGGTAAATACCAGTTGAGGGAAATGTAAATGCACCACTTGATTCTGACATTCCAGTACCTACTTGAGCAAAACTAGCAGTATCATTTCTTTCTAAATTTGAAGCAATATCAGTTCCTGATGCAACAAGAAAACTAGTTGTTAATCTCCATTCATCTGCTTCTTTTAATCCTAAAGGTGTGCCAGTTACAGTTCCAGTAAAAGCAAAGTTGTTAGCTAGATTAATTTTATCAGCTGTGATTGCATCATCTGCAAAAGCTCCTGCGGGTAAAGTGTTCAGTGCCATGTTATGCTCCTACTATCCTATAAGCTCCAAAACATGTGCCTTTAACACCTGAACCACTATAAGCAGGTGAACCTGATGTATTATTAATATGAGTATAAACTTCTAAATAATCACTAGACCCATTCATATCTACTATAAACGTTCCAGTTCCAGTTCTTCTATATTCATCAAAACCACTATTTAAATTTTCTTCGCTCAGCATGGCGTAACTTGAACCATTTTTATACAATGTTACATACAATTCTCTAAATTGACCGACTGCATTAGCATTAGCTATAATAGTAGCAGTAACAGCATATTTACCCGCCTTCGTTGGAGTAAATCTGTAATTAGTTGAACTGTCATAACAATTATCTGTATCGAATTCTTCAGTTCCAAATTGAACTTTAGTCCAAGTATCATCTGAAATAGTTGTAGCTCCACTTGTGTATGCCATAAAAGCTGGAGTCGCTTTTAACGCAGCATT